TTATCGTCAAGGGTTCGATGCTTTGTTTCGCCCTTTTTACCTTCTACAAATAGGGTGGGTTTGAATTCTTCTCTTCGGATGAAGTCATTCTGAGAGTCAGTATTGACACCTCGAACTAGGACTTTGTTTCCTAATACTCCGACATATGTGTAAAATCTCATAGAATTCCCTTAGTTCTCATTATATAACGTATTATACACTACTTCTATCGGCTTGTCAACCTTTTTATTCCATATCTTCAGACCAAGTTGCACCACCTACATCGTGGCCATTCCCTTCGCCTTGACACTCTTTTTTGATAGGATTCCACCATCCACCCTCTTTACACATTTTCTCTGTCATTCTATCTTCAGCGAGTAAGCGGGTTGGTTTCTTCTTTGTCATAATAGATGGTGGGAATGATTTATTAACTCCGAGATAGGACTCTCGTTCTGGATTGAAAATTGGTGCCTCTTCTTCAAATCGTGCGTGACCGTCTTCTGCGTAATTGTCCATTAGTTGCTCCGCTTGAGGCTTTGGAGTAGGTTCTTCATTAAAATTTGCATTAGGTTCGGCCTTCGGTCTTGATGATTTTGTCTCTTGACCGAATAGGCCTATAGGAAGAGATTCCGTACCACAGTATGGACACCAATATGATAGGTTAATCTGAGCATCGTCCATTTTCCATTCTTTGTTACAACCGTCACATCTGAATAAATATGGCACTATTTTGAATCTCATTTGGTACCTCGTGTACCGTCAAATACACAGACGAAATAACATCCTGAATCTCCTAATGCTTGTACTTTATGAAAGACACCATCGGGAATCAAAACAACATCTCCAGGCCATACTTGAAACTTTTCTTCACCTAGTTCCATCATACCATTACCCTCAATGAAATAATACACTTCTTCTTGACCTGCGTGACTGTGGCCTGTTGTGCTTTTGTTTCGCTTTAATTTAGTAGAACTTACTACTAGATTTTTTAGGGTGGTGTTATCCTTGACAATATATCTATCGTCTTGTTTGGTTATTTCTCCACCAATGTCATCTATTTTAAATTTCATATATCACCTTCATTTGGATAATGAAAATATGTTTTCAACATATATTTCGTACCGCTTAATGGAGTTTTTGCTTCGTGAGGATATCCCATCCAAGTAGGAGAAATTAATAGTCTCCCCTTTTTAGGTTTACACTCTACACCTTTAAGATGCCAAGCAAAAGCAGTTTCTCCACCTTCTTTAACTGTAACAGGATAATATAGAAATGCTAAAAATCTTTTGGCAGATTTCTCATCTATACTATCGATATGGTCTTTGAAGAAATGTTCATTAGCATCATATCGGTGCATTCTCCATTCTTCAAGACGAAATTTTCTAGGGAACATATATGGGGGATAACCATTTGCTATCATTTCTGCTTTGTATTTGAGAAATTCTTGTACAGCATTATGGTTCATAAATTTGATAATCTTATGCCACTGAGGACTATCTATAATTCGTTGTGAGCAATTCATTTCAATTGCGTGGCGACCAGACTTATCTTCGGTACCTTGTCGATAAAACTCTCCGTGTTGAATAGCCTTGCCATCAATTAGATTTTGTTCCGTTGTTGCTCGTTTGAGTAATGCTTGGTCTTTCTCATCAGCACCCACCATCGATTCTACGTGGTATGCCGAGTCTTTCTCAAACTCTTCAACCATCAATTTACATAAATGGTCTGGAATAACTCCATCTCTTATTTTGATGAAATCGGTTAATCGTGCTTCATTTCCCCAGGTCACTCTGGTGTCATCTTCGTTCAATGTACTAACCGCATTTTAGGTTTTTTCGTTGGGTCTAAATCTTCCCAACCCTTTTCAGAAGGAGTAATGTATGCAGTTTTAAACTGCTTCAAGTTGATGATTGTACCATCATTTTCCATCTCTACAATACCACCCCAACTGTCAATCAAATCTTTAATCATTTCTACTTTATTTGTAACACCACCATCAGTAACAATTTCAAACGTCATACAAGAATCGAAATCCATCCATTCAAAACAAAGCGATACATTATATCCTATCGGTTCTTTGTAGTCTTCTATCGGAATATTATATTTCACTTTATTTCTCCTAACGTAGATTGGAATTGATATACAGCAGACTCCATCATTAAATATTCCCGAGCGGCATCGTGCAGACAATCGTGATGGATGAAGCCTTCAGGCTCTACACCCATTTGCCAAACGTCTTTACCTAGTAATGTTAATATAACTGTTTTGGAATCGTGTATGTTATAGAAGCGCCAAGGGAGTTCATCTGCTTGGGCGTTGCCTGTAATACGGAATAAATCGTGAAGGATGCCAAAGTCGAAGTGGGAACCTCGAGAATAGTATTTGGCTTTCGTGATATCGATACCTTGATTATCTAACCAAGTTATCATATCTAATCTGAGGTCTTGCCAACGCATATCATCTGGCTTAGGCTTGAGGATGTGTTGTGCATCTTTGCCTTGTGAGGCCCACCAATCGAGTGTGTCTTGATGTATCTTTCGTCCAGAATCTACCTGACCCTTAACGTCAAGTTTAGCATAATATCCGTTGGCGATTAAATCTTTAAACTCATAGTCCTTGTCTGAATCGACAGCGACCATTCCAACTGATAAAATTACTGAATTATTGACACTACCAAGAGTTTCAATATCCAGTACAACGGTATCTTTCATAATATATTTCCCTAAAATTCACTTAATTACAAACATTATAACACAATAGGGAGAACTAGTCAAGTGGTTTTATGTGTTTTTCTACATATTCCTTTGACCGACTTCTTGCTTCCACTAGTGCTTTCTTTATCTCACTCTTTGAGCCACCAGTATATGGTACAGCGTGTCCTTCTCCAACTAAAATATTATTAATTGTTCTTGATGTAATCCCTGCTACAACTTCTTCAACTGGGATAATCATTTCTCCTAGACATCTACCGAATTTACCAATGCCGTGAGACCTCAAAATAAAACGATAATTATTACCCTCAAGGAGTTCAATCATTCGATGTTTAGCACCAAGGCCATATCGCTTTTCAGTTAAGTCTCTTGTCCTTGATTCTGGTGTATCAATTCCATTCAATCTTACTCGTGTATCAATTCCAACTTTGAATCCTAAATCCACATAAGCGTCAACGGTGTCTCCATCAATCACCTTTACTACCTTCGCATTATATTCAAACATCATTAACCTTTATTTAACGGGTTATTGAAAGTATCTTCTGTATCTGGGCATCAATTACACCACCACGATTTGGCCAGTGAATGTATGCTTTAGTCGGATTACTTTTCAAATTCTTTAACAATGGAATTATCATTTGTTCCACTGCTTTTAACTTCTTAGTTTTGAATTCTTCAAATTCAATTTTCTTCTTTTCCAATTCGGCTTCGGCTGCCTCTTGCCGTGATAGTAGGTCGGCTAGATTATTATTGATATCGCCAAAGTCCACAGTCCCGTCTTTATCAAAATCCAAATCTCGGACCTCGTTTACGGAAACTTCAAGTGTTTCTAGTTTATCTGTAATTGAAGATAAATCTACATTCACTTCTGGTGCATTAACTACTGTATCCTTCGCTAGAATTTTATCTAGTTTCGTTTCGAGAGGACTCAGGTCTGGCATATCGCCAGCGGTTAAAGCATCAACTTTTTCTAGTGCTATAATTTGGTCTAGTTTATTTTCCAGACCCGATAAATCAACAGCCTCAGCGGCTTCAATTCCATCAACTGGAATCAAGGCTATGATTGCATCTAGTTTAGCAACAATGGGACCCAAGTCTGCCGCGACTTGAGTTGTCGTTTTTTGTACTACGTCTGCGGTTGTCGAATCTGCATCGGTATCTGAAAAGGAGAATCCCCAATCAAAACTTGCTTCTTCAACTGAACCATCTTGTGTTTCTATGTCTGCCATTTTATTCTCCGTTATATACTATATTTATGCTTTAGAAACGGCATCTATTCTATTATTGGTTACTGAAATATTCCTTAGATTATCCATCGAATAATCAGAATTTTCCGTTCTATTAACTTGTGCCAATGAGTCGAAGTGGTCAAATCCGTAAGCATCTTCGCATAAATGACAATCATAACATTGGTTCTTACAATTAGGAAGGGCTTTAGCCATTTTCCTACCAGCATCAGTGTTGTATGGATGCTCTACGTTCTTGAAATAGTCAAGACATCTTTCTCCGACTCCGGGATTCCCTAGAAAATAATCTTTTTCTTGGCTCGGGTCTACAGTAACATATCCTAGTCCATTCCAATTGCTCAAAAAGCCTTGGCCATTATTATACACATCTTCAAAACATTTGCCCATAAAAATCACATCTGCTTTCTTATCTATGTATGACCAAACGGCTCTCGATTGTTCGGATGCACCTTGCAGTCCTTTTATCAATCGACCACTGAATTTGAAAACATCGACTAACTCATTATATTTATCAAATCGTTCATTAGTATCCCATACACAAGATGTTCCAATTCGTGGCATTTGACCCTGTCTGTCTGGAAATCTCCATTTATCACAAGAGATTTTATTCAGTGTACCAAAATAACTTCCACCTTGATTCGAGCCAATCCAGGGTTGAACAATATCGTGTTCTTCTTTGAATGGACAAAAAGGCATACAGCCTTCGGATGCTAAAAGATAAGTTTTAATTCCCCTATTTTTTGCCACTTTAGACATACGCCTTAGATTAGCCATATTCCTATTGAGTTGTCTATCAAGTTGAATATAGTTATAACCAAGAACGTGCAGGTCGACCATTTGTTGAGCATTGCCCACAATATGATTAACAGTATTTTTCCAATTCATTTCTGGGAAATTCTTCTGTAGAATTCCAGTTCCCATTAGATGAATATTAGAAATGGTGCATATTCTCAGACCACGTTCATAGAACTCACCAATAAAATTGACGAATTGCTTTTTAATATCTGGGTCTATGATTATTTCGGTGGGATGAGTTTCTTGATTGATAGTCAGTGAAGCAGGGATTCCCCATTTTTCCTGTATCTTAAATAGATTGTCTATCTGGAGGTCAGTAGCATTCTTGCCCATAACATCTCCATATCGCCTGTTTGTACCTGCGAATTTATAATGGAAATCTTTGGCAAAATATATATCGTCTATTTCATCACGAAAGGATTGGTCTGCGTTTTTGATTACGTTATAGAAAAAGGTCTCATCGTCTTGGTCAGTAGTGTCGTATCTCAGAAAATTGTCAGGCCCATCCATCACACATCTCAGCATATCATTATGTGGTATTGACCAAATTTTCTCAAACTTCTCACTCATTATATAAACTCCAACTTGTTAGTATTTTACACCTATGTTATACTTGGGAACCAATTCCCAATTAGGCTTTTCCTTAAACGATATTATCTTAAACTGTCCAACATTCCCCATTGGCTGTAATTGTTTTTCATCTACAACTTTCAGTAAATTCCATTCTTGGAGCAGACTGATAATTGCATTTCTTCTTTCTACATCAACTGTAGTAAGATTTGTTGGTTTGCCATCTAAGGCAAATAATTCTTTAAAATGAACAATATAATATTGTCCTTGTTTGTGAAGAATGTGTGTGCTTTGATAAAGCACTTTGTCTCGGTTCGATGCGACACCCATTCTGGTTAGGGTTTCTTTAATTTTTAAAAAGTCATCATCCTCGGCAAAAGTCACCTTCACCATATCCGAAGGGTTCCATTCGACTAGTTCTTCATTCTGTTTTCCTTGTTGTTGCATCATTATTAGTACCGCCTTTTGACAACTTTTGAGCGATTTCCTCGAGTTGCTTTTCGGAGAGAAGTTCCAAGACTTCCCGTGCCCTCTGCTCATTATAATTATAATATGTCTTTACTAGTTCCAGATTGGCGGGTGCTTTAGTGGCTTTAGCCCACTTAGAGTACCGCTTCTTCTTTCTTAGACTATTTATAAAATAGTCATATTGTAGCAAAGGAGCGAGTTGGTACTTTTGATTCATCTCATTTGAGTAGAATATTGTATCCACAGACATTGATAAGGCACGATTGATGATAAACGAATTTCTTCCGAATTCCGCTTCATCCATCTCACCTGTGCGAATTAGATTTTTATGACCATAATTAAGGTCTGGGAGTATTTCTTTGAATAAATCAGCCATTATGAGGTCTTTATATCAAGCATAGGAGCGAGTCTACCCAAATACATCGTATCAAGCATAGTCCGTACCGCATCTTCTGGTGCGGCACCTGCGGGATGCTGAGTACATAGTCCTTCTCGAAAGAAATATGTCACTGGATGGGCTCCTACTGGGAACGTCAAACTATCTACAATCTCATAAAACGTGATATCAGAATACTTCGGGTCCTTAGAAATTGGTACAAGAACATTTGGTACGAATACATCACAAACTGGACAAGTGGATTTGGTGTGAACAAATACAATATTCTTCCTAGTTTCAATAAGTTTGCGGGCTTTCTTTTCAGTCACTACTGGGAAATGTGCCATTATTCGTCCTTTACAAAAACACCTTCAGAGGTGAGATGACCAGTTCTATCTTTAATTTGATTATACGCCATAAAAACGCATTCATCCATAGATAGGTCTAGTACCCTACAAACTCCTCGGATAGTTACATAAATGTCGCCAATTGCATCCTTAATCTCAGCCGTATTATTATGGTTGATTGCATCTAGCAGTTCAGTGGTTTCCTCTAGGGTCTTAATTGCTTGACCCAATGCAGTACCATTATCAGTGATACCACGAGCATCCATCCACTTGTCGATTTTCTTTGAAGTTTCTACGATTTCCATTCTACCTCCACCATCACTTCAGTTAAGAAAGCGACTAGGTTAATTTCAGCATCCTGAACGAATGCTTGTTTATATTGATAGTCCGCAATAAGCAATACCACTTGAGGTACGCTTTGAGGGGCGAGATATTTGTGCATACTGTCGTAAATATGGCGATAAATATGCACTGGGTCGATATCGATATTATCTACAACCCATTGTCGAGTCTTACCGAAATCCTTTTCTTTCAAGAATCCCATAAGGCCTTCAACATTCACTTCTCCACCACGAACAAGGATACCTTTATCTATGGTACCACCTGAGGCGTATCGTTGGAGTTCATTTAAAGTTCTTCGCATATCTGGATAATGTCGTTTAACTAATTCTGCAATAGCAGGCTTAGAATCAATGCGAATACCTTCAGTTCCAAGAATATTAATAATTCGATTCATAAATTCGCCCATTAGAACTGGCTTATCGTCTGCACCCGTTCTAAAGTCAATATATGTAGTTCGAGAATGAATCGGCTCAATAATCTTGTCCTTGAAATTACAAGTCAGAATGAACCTTACGTTCTTAGAAAAATGCTCAATGAATCCTCTGAGTGCTGGCTGAAAAGATTGTGGATTAAGATAATCCGCTTCGTCAAGTATGACACATTTCTTGCCACCATCAAAGGATACAGTTGAGGCAAATGTAGAAATATCATTACGCAAGGTATCAATATTTCTGTCCAAAGAACCGTTAATTAATAATGTAGTATATCCCAATTCAGCACAAAGGGCTTTCGCTACGGTAGTCTTACCAGTACCTGCTGAACCCGACAAAAGGAGATTAGTCATATCTCCATTTTTCAGAAATTCACCGAATGTCTCCTTCAGCGATTGTGGAAGAATACATTCTTCGATTGTCTGAGGGCGGTACTTTTCTACCCAGAGAAAATCTTTATTCATAGGTTGAGTCCTGTTCTAAGGCAATCCAGTAAGTAAGTTTACCATCTTTCGAGGTCAACTTGGAAATCTTCTTAGATGAAATCTGGACATCGTAATCCCCAGGCAACATCTTCATACGTTCATTAAGGAAGTAGAACTTGAACTGGCCTTCACCAGAGTACGTACCAACTTCAACGGAGAACGTGTTCGAGGTATCACTTCGTTTATCGAGAACCTCTGCCACAATCTTCGATGGGTCATCAGTACCACGTCGGAGAACCAAGTCTGGGACTGCTAGAGTTCCAGTTGCTCGTTGCAACTTATCGAGACAGGCTGCCGTCAGAGTGAATTTAACCTCTGCATCAGGCATCTCAATTTTGCTGGTGGGATAAACAATGATTTCCTTATCGGCAAACCAATATGTTACGTTGGTGCCACCTGCATCTGTAATAGTAGCAGAGCCTTCACCAAATTCTACATCTGGGTCATCAAACAATGAGACCACAGACAAAAACTCGTTCAGGTCATAGATGGCGAAATCTTCACCATTAGAGGATTTAAACGTCTCGGCCACAGTAGCAGAACCCAAGACGTTCTTTTGTACCGAAACGGTATTTAATTCGTTTCCCTCTGTAAAGAGAATCGACTGGTTGATTGAGGCGAAATTTTTCAGCACCTCAAGGGTAGTATCACTTAATTTCATAATATATAACTCCTATTGATTTAATAGTAACATTATAACAGGAACGATGGTTCTTGTCAAGTCTTTTTTAGTTTCCGCTCGTATGCGGTTGCAAGCACCAAATAGTGCATAGCCTTAATGAGGTCTTTTTCATTCTTACCATCTTTCTTCCCATATCGCATCAAATATTTGATAGCATTATCGATAGAGGTTGAGCCCAAAGTACCTCGATGGGCAAACACATCCAGAGTCTGGACCTCGTCATTTTTGTTGGTATAGTGACTCGTATATGTGCTTTCTATATGAGAACGTAGGTCGTCTAATACAGAGCCCTCACCGTATCTCCATTGAAATGGGGCTGGAAAAGCATTATCACCAGCAGTAATTGTTTGACCATTATACGTAATTGTTGGTTCACTCATACTCGATATCATATCACCATTTTCGGACATAAAACTAAATGTCGATTGATATTTTTCATTTATCGGAGTACTCGCAATGGTGTTACCACCATCAGGAGAAGTAAATATATATTTTGGTTCTGGCGTTTTGGTTTCTTCTTCCGACATTGGTATCTCCATCGTTTTTTATAATAAGGTGCCACCCGACCCAAAGAGGAGTGGGCCAGGTGGCTGTTGAGTGAGGGTTAAACTACCCTCGGAGTAACTCTTTATGCACTAGGCATATTCACTATCGTTTGTAGGTTCATCTTCCATTTCTTCTGCTTCACCTTGTTCACCAGATGGTGGGTATGTTCCAACCCCTGCATCTATTTTCTCATAAAGGCTCATAAAAGACTCACGGGTTTCATCATCAAAACGCTCGATTGCCATCTTGATTGCTTTACCACGGTCTTGGAAGATTGAGAAGGATTTCAATATATCAACCAAACGTCGGGTTGAAACTATCTCATCCACCCCACCCTCTTCAAAAGTCTTCCTGATAATATCGCCCCACATTGTGAGGTTCGGGATGAACTTTCCAAGTGCTTCAGACTCAATCCCAAATCCCTCTGCGGCTTTGAAAAGGATTTTCTTCTCAATGGCTTCTGAAGGATAAGGCTGATACATCGTAACTGAGAAACGGTCAAGGAAAGCCTCGTTCATTACATTCGTTCCGATAAATCGTCCATCATCAGAACCCTTACCTTTTGTATTGGCAGTAGCAATGACAGTGAAACCATCGATGGGTTGAACCCACTCGGCACGTTTCTTAATGAAATAACCCTTTCCTTCCAGGACAGATTGAAGAGCCATAATCTTGTTGGAACCCAAATCCACTTCATCGAGAAGTAGAACTGCTCCACGTTTCATTGCTTCGACAACTGGACCGTATTGAAACACTGTTTCGCCATTCACGAGGCGAAACCCACCGAACAAATCATCTTCATCCGTTTCAGAGGTAAAGTTCACTCGAATCATTTCACGACCAAGCATAGCACAGGTCTGTTCAATTCCGAATGTTTTACCGTTACCGCTCATACCCGTTAAATAAACAGGAAAGAACAAACGAGATTTTATGATTTTTTTAATATCACCAATGTTTCCCCAAGGAACAAATGAATTGTCAACTTTAGGAATGAACGAGATGGTAGCATCAAGTTCGACAGCGGCAGTCCGAGAAGCCATAGCGACTGGATTTGCGGCTGTTTCTAAAGGCATTTGCTCTGGAGCAGGTGCGGTGGGTTTCGCAATCGGGCGTGGGATAGCAACTTGGCGTATCGGGGCATCGACTATATCATCAAAAGGAATAATGGAAAGACCCGCTGGAGACTTTTCAGCATACTTAACTGCGGTTGGGACACAGATGCCGTAGTTAT